GCCGTTCAGTAGTAAGGGGGGCGTTAGCTCAGTTGGTAGAGCATCTGACTTTTAATCAGGTGGTCGCTGGTTCGAACCCAGCACGCCCCACCATTGAAAACAGTCACTTGCGACGATAGCCAGGTGCAACAACCTACCAAGCTAGACAACGGCCTAGACATTGGATTCAATTTCAGCGCCCTCCAGCAATTTTATCCATGCACAACTAATAAAGTCGCCTAAGATGTACACTAAGTCATAGGTGCAATAACAAGAACGTCGAAAGTGACTAATTACAAGACAAAAGCAGCGACGAAGGAAGACGTTTCTCAGATTCTCGAAGATTGGAAAGGTAAGCTCAAAAGTGATCAATATATGACGCTTGAGATGGAGCTTGCGTTGGAGCGACCACTTTTTATCTGTAAGGACATCGGTTCTGAGCACGTGATGGCGGTGTTTGATATTTTGTCGACAGGTACCCATAATAAGAATATGAGGGTTTTCTTTAGTCCTGATTTTGCAAGTCATGATGGCCTAACCTCAGTTGAAGTGGATACATTGACAGCGCTACTCATTTCGATGCTGTTGGATATGTTAGCAATGTCGGAACTTGACGACGTAAGGTTGTTAAAAATCCACTCGTCGGACCGACTTTTGCTTTCAGCATTCCGAGGCTTCGCAACTTATCTTGCTGGAAATGGTCATTGCCGAGTGAAGAGTTATTCAAATTGGATCGAAATCGACGAATTGAATCTGTTTTGCGAATCTGTGATACCCGCTTAGCCGTATGAGAGAAATGGAGAGAGATATGGACAAGAAGTGTCAGGACCAACTCGACAGGATTGCTGTTGAAGCGTTTCCCGCTGTATCCGAGGCTATTGCAATGGCAGTGTTGGAGGAGGGGCTTATCATCACTGATAGTGATTCTCTGAAGTACACAGCAGCGTATACAGGTGACTTCTGGACACAGGAACTGCAGGCTCAATCTAAAGCAGCTTAGCAGAGCTTCTCTAGTCACTTGGTCGGCTTGGCTCTTAGCTTAGAAACATCGTAGGTACGACTCATACCTGGCGTGTTGCCAGTGGACACTGTGGCATCCTCATCACTGTCTGTAGCACCTTTGCGCTTTAGATCGTGCAGGGTAAATCGAGTGATAGCAGTCTCAGCAACACAGGCTCGCATCCGCCGCTGCCACATAGTATTGAACGATGACACTCTGATCGGTTTTGCATTGTGGGTGACCAGGTACTTGCTGAATCGACTGGCCTCGTCCGGTGCACAGGCATCAATAGCCGCTCGCAACCTGTCAGACCATCCGGTAATAGCATCACGGCTACCTTTGCGCCTGAGCGTGTCAAAGCCCTCTGGCAGCACTTGAGACTTGAGCGCTGTCAGTACCTCAACTTTACGCATACGACACAGGTACGCAATCTCAGAGACGATCCACAGGTAATCCGGCCCATGTTCCCGGCAGTAGGCAATCCAGGTGTCGTAATCTGCGTCATTTGCATAATGCTGTCGACGTGTTTCAGATCGCTTCTCAACCAGGGGGCAGGGGTTTGGCGCGGTAGTCAGGTCGCGAGCTTGTGCCCACTTCCACGCTGAGCTGATCAGCGACAATTCGCGGTTTGCAGATTTCGGTGCGCCGTCTTTTTCTCTCACATCCATGTACTTGGTCAGCACACCTGGTGTGATCGTCGACAGGCGAGCATCACCGAAAGTCTTCCCCGGACCACGCTCATACCCTGTGATGACACCGATCTGCCGGCGCTGTTCCTTCTGCGTTGTTTCAGCCTTGGTCTTGAATTTTGCACTTTCCTTGTAGGTATCGAGCAACCATTTCAGAGTGCCATTGATATCAGTGGACTGCAGTCGTTCGTACGCTCGCCACAGCGCTGACATGGTAGCTGTGAGCGGAGCAATGGTGCGCGTAGGTCGGGCAACCCCCTTACCCAGGTAGGGCTTCCACACATACCCGTGAGCTGCTCGGTACACGTACGGTGGCAGCTTACTATCCTGTCTTTTTCTGGACAAAATCAAACTCCTCCCTGGCTGACTCACTGGTACACAGCACGTCGTTTATGGCCTCATCGGTGGTGGCGGGTCGCTTGTCGATCCCAATGATGTAGGCGATCCCGTGCTTACGCAGTATTCGCTCAACATCCGCATCACGCGATGCGTTTAACCATGACTTTAGTTCATCGGCATTGCGCAGGCTCATTGCTTCATTCCTGCCTGTGGGTACTCCAGTAGAGCCGGTACAACATCCTTTGGATCTATTTTCTGAGTGGCAGGATGCTCAGCAGTAAATTCCCACGGCATATGTGGGCTGTAATCAGGACGGTCCAGCACAATGGCGACACAGAAAACAGAATCTTCGTGTCGGCAGTTAGCGTTGTATTCAAGCGTGAGCCTGTTCTGATCATTTGCCATTGCCCAGGCATCAGATTCTGACATTGGGCCGTGAAGATCATCCATGTTGCTGATGTAGACGTATTTATCGCTCATTGCCCTTGCTCCTGTAGCAGATCCAGCTGGTCGGCATTATCAAACAAGTGCCGTGGGTGCGCCCCTATAAGTGTTTGGGCTGCATCAAGGTACGACTCAAGCCACTGCAGAAACGCATCCCGGGTAGCGGGCATAACGTTGCAATGGAACCCCCCATCCTGGTAGTACTCTGCGGCGTTGAGCTGCTCAGAGGCTGTAGCGACCCCGTCAATGCAGGCTTTTGCTTCATTGTCGAATAGCATCATGTCACCTTCTCTGGGGTTGGGGGAGTCATCACAGGCACACCCTCACCCTTGTCGTGCAATTCTTCGAGCTTCCAGCGAGGCACCCAGGCAATGCAGCAGACCTGCTCGAGCAATGCTGAGCGCCCTGCCTCGTCAAAAGCGTTGGCTTTTTGGGCAGCCAGCTCGATAACGCCGCCCTCAACGGGCTGAATCAGACAAATTGATTGAGGGACCATAAACGTTCGTGAGGTTTCGACTGAGCGGAATATCACCGCGCCATCGGTCCATCTATAGACATCGGCAAGCACAGGATCAAGTACCTTGCTGCGAGCACGGCTAGTCATGACAGGGGCCCGCTACCTGATCGAGCACACGTTGCGCTTTTGCTATGAGCTCAGGCCCTGGGGATTCGATGATGTCACGAGCAAGGTCACGCAATTGCGCATCACGAAGCGCAAGTACGGCCTCTGTGAGTTTCAATTGATCATCGGCGCGTGTAAATCTATCGGCATGGATAGGTGTGACGGATGCACTCATGAGATCACCTGCGCTTTGCGATCATTCCAGGCAGCATCAATTTCCGATCTCTTTGGATCAGCCGGATTAGGCTCCTGACCTTCCTGAATACGCTGATACACCTCTTCACGATGTACTGAGACGTCGGAAGGCGCTTTGATACCAAGCTGCACCTGCTTGCCTTTGATCCCGAGAACAGTGACTGTAACGTCGTCACCAATACGAATGGATTCATCAGCTCTGCGAGACAGTATGAGCATCAGACCCACCCCGCCATGTCAGCTGTGGCATAGGCCAGCAGGGCGATACCAAAGGCATAGAGAGCCACCCCCAGCCAACGGCCTGAGTAAGGGTCAGTACCGTCCTCTATGTCGGCCAGGTACTCCTGATCGGTCTTGGGGAGGTACTTGCGGGCTTCATCTCGAAGGTGCTCAAGCCCTTGTACATCGGTATCTGGAATGTTTGGCTGCATTGTCTGCTCCGTGTTCGTGTTTGAACGGCAAACAAACACTAAGCAAACTTAGCACCAATGTCAAGCATGCTTAGCAGATAATGCTAACTTAACTTAGTACCTGTGTGGGGATGGACATGCCCAACCTAACGAGGTTTAATACTTATCCGGCACAGCCGCACTCAAACGGGGTTCTGCGCCCAGCCTCAACCAAACAAGGAGCTGCTCAAGTGAAATTATTCATCAAATTTATTCCACTTCTATTTGCATTGGTTGGGTGTACGACCGCTCAAATCGAAGCAATGGACAATGCAGCAGGCATGGGCACACTCACAAGTGAGAGGGATGCATTCGATGGCGCGCAACGAATTCGGCTATCACCCGCGAACGTAGCCAAACCACCCGGAGGTAGCGGTTTAGCATGGACTGCGGGATTTACTGTGGGTGCGCAGTGGCGCGAAAATGACCCTGAAGTGATTTCTCTAATCTTGCAAATTGAAGACGATATCGAAGGAATCAGAGGGGTTGGTGTCAATGTCCGCGGTGGAATTACCAATTACGAGACTATTGGACTTACAGACATAGATACCAATTCAGATAAAAAATGGGTTGGGCCTGTTAGCACTGCTTACGCGTCAATTCCTATTGATAAGTTCATACATATGATCAACTCAGAAAACGTGATGCTGCGCCTATATACCTTAAATGGCTACGTTGATGCAGAATTTAGCAAGCTTCAAGGAAGAGGTGGAGCACTGACAGCACGCCACTATCTACAGAACAGTTTTTTGCCGGAATTGATGAGTGCGGGAAAATGATTTCAGACATATATTGCAGCATATTGCTATTTTACTGGCATGGTGATGCCGCCATAAATATATTCTCCGAGTATATCTAAGGAACTGATCTGGGGGCCTGCTATAAGCTCTTCTGCGTGATTATAAGCAGGGTTTCTGCATGCCAGCTTCAAGTCTCCATTAGACTGAATTGAAAGCAGTCGAAGTGTGTAGGTGCCGCCAATTTTAACAGCATAAAGCGTATCGTTTTTCAATTGTTCGCCACGTCGACGCGCAATTACCCCGTAGTCGTATTGCAGTATACGAGGCCCTTGCGAGTCGTCAGGTATCTCAATTGATACCACATCGTCAGCGGACAGGCCGCGCTTGTTGAGTTCCTTTACAGGTATTGTCATGCCTCGCGCCTCAACGCTGACTTCACCCGACCAGAGTTCGTAACTTTGAACATCGGTGTATCCCTTGTTGCGCTCGCCGACTTCGCCCGAGAAGGCGACTATATCACTGTGTGAATGATCAGTAGTGTTTGGCTTGTCCCTACCTTCAAGCCAATCAACGGACACTTTTAAACACTTAGCAAGATTCACAATGTTTTTGTGCTTCAGGTCCACCTTATCGCGCCCATTGTCGCTAAACCACTGCGCTACGGCTGCAGTCGACACACCCACTTCGCGCGCTACGTCGGCTTGTATCTTCCCAGATTGCTCCAGGGCTTTATATAAGCGGGCTTTAATAACCATGCGCTAATTGTCCTTGATATTTAACTAAGCACACTTGACTGAAATGTTAAGTAGACTTAGTATTTAGGTATGAGCGTGAAAAATCTGATGATCAGAACCGAAACAGCGTTGGAATGTTTTGATGGTTCGGTAGCGAAGCTAGCGAAATACTTAGGAATACGCCCCGCTGCAATTTATCAATGGGGTGATTGCGTTCCGACTGTGCGTGCTTACCAGTTACGCGAAGATTTCCCTCATTTGGCAGAACCTTACTCGACTGTGAAAACGATCCCTACAGCGGAGAACGGCGCTACCACTGAGATTTGAATACCAATTCTTTATAAGCAAGCCACTCCTAAGTGCAGTGGTTTCCATTTAACCCCAACCAACAGAAAAGCAGAGAGCAACAAAGGGAACTACAGGAGAAACATCGATGAGTCGCGAGTTTTTAGAACATGGAACAACACAGTGGGTGCGCATGGATCAGGTCGAGCCTGAACTAGAGATGGCACCGCTTGAGCGTGTCGCGGAATTCGAAACGGAGCTGGACGCGATCAACTTCAGCGTTGATCAAGCAGTACGTACCCGTCGTGGGTGCACACACATGCAACTGGCAGACGACATGAGGATTACACGGGCGGTGATGAGCAAAATGAGGCAAGGGCAGGTAGCGGTACCAGCGAGCAAGTTTCTGACGTTCATCCGCGTAACGAGAAGCTATGCGTTGTTGCAGTTCTACGCGATGAATTTGGGGCTTGTCGTCAAGACGCGGCGGCAGGAGAACGCAGATGCTCGAAAGATCGCGCGCCTGGAGTCCCAGGTGGCTGAGCACGAAAGGATGTTGGGCCGTGTGCTGGGGCGTGACCGATCTGCATGAGAGCCAAGACTCTGCGTTGTATTTCCACCAGGTGCCCCAGGCGTCAACACTGCGCAACGTATCGCAAGAGAGCCACACGCTGGTCTCGATCCATTGCCCTAGAGCCTGTGGGTGATGCCTGCAAGCAATTCGTGCAGATGGACAGCTACGCATCCCCGATATATCACCAACTCCGAGCAGGTAATCCCGTATGACAGTTGAAGTAATCGAGCAGAAAACCACTTACAAGGTGGATCACTTGGAAGGATTCCAAACCACCGACAAGCAGCACGCTCAAGCGGTTGACATGGTTTACCACCCTAGTGTGGTTCAAGCGATGCGAGACCGACTTAAAGAGACGGGCCGCTATACCACTGACTCACGACTAGAGGGGTCATTGGCGCGTCAACAAGAGGATTCAGTGTGGTTACTAACAAAGCACTTCAAAGCGACGCCGCTGGATCATTTTGGCATGGATAACCAGTTTAATGCCATGGCACCGTCAACAGGAGTGCAGGAGAGGCCACCCAGGGCACTGCCAGTTGTATCGGTACCCACTCCATTGGACATTGATCAAAAGTTGCCTGAGAACGAACCTGAGACGGACACCGTGGGTGCAACCGCATAGCAGACACAAAAAAGGCCGATACGTGCGCAAACACGTCCGGCCTCACTTCAACCACCTTCAACGTGCAAGAGGAAAGTAGTCATGAATAACTGTAGACGAATTATACCAACAATACTCAGCTGGTGGCCACTATCAAAAAGATCAAGGCGCAGGTTTCCGTGAGTGGCTGGCTCAAACTGCACAGGCAGCTGCAGGATAATCCGCTGTGGCTCTCAGAGCCGTTCTCGCGCGGCCAAGCATGGGTGGACCTCATGATGCTGGCTAACTACAGAGATGGCTATATACGCGTGCGCGGACGGCGGGTTGATGTACAGGCGGGTTGCGTTGCAAGGTCTCAAAACACGTTGGCAACGCGCTGGCAGTGGTCGCGAGGAAAAGTGATTCGATTCCTTAAAGAATTGGAATCTGACGGACAGATAACACAGGAAACGAGTCACGACTTTAACGTTATAACTATATGTAACTACAAAGAATATCAAGACGACAGTACACGAGACGAGTCACGAGACGGTACACGGAACAGGTCACGAGGCAGTACACGAGACGGACCAGTGACGGTACACGAGACGGTACACATAAAAGAACAACAACAAGGGAAAGAAGAACAAGAAGAAAAAGAAACACCCCCATCGGCTGAAGCCATGGGAGGGGAGCTGGTTGACGATGTGGTGATTAGTTTCCCAGCCAAAGGCGGTGGCACCTCCGACATCACGACGCAGCTGATGGAGCGCTATCGCGAGAACTACCCCAACCTGGACGTGATGGCGCAGCTGCGATCAATGCGTCAGCACTTGGAGGACAATCCGCACAAGCGTCAACCGGAATGGGGCTACAAAACGTTCATCAGCAACTGGCTGAACAATCGAGTGGGTGATATGGGTAGGGCTTCCCAAGAGATCAACACTCATGGCAATTTCACCCCTGAGCGTTACGCGATCGACGACACGGCGAGAAAGTTCACCATCGCAGGCGGTGGCCTATGAACGCAGATACGAACGTCACCGCACTGACATCGTCGACCAATGCGCGGTTTATTGAAAAGGAGGGGCATTGCGACATCCATGGCGGCTACACGGCCACTGTTTTGGTTGATGGGCCTGTGGAATGCGCGACCTGTATGGCGTTGAAGATTCGAGCAGAGCGTGAGGCTGAGTGCGAACGTATAGCCTACGAAGCCCAGGGCAAACAACGTCGTGCTCGAGTCGATCGAACCAACATACCCAAGCGCATGATGGACAAGCGCTGGGCAGACTACCAACCGGCAAATAACCGAGCGGCAGACTATCTGCAAATATGCCGGGACTACGCAACGAACTGGCAGCAAACCAGTGCCCAGGGCGCAAACCTGATCATGACCGGTAGCACCGGTAACGGTAAAACACACCTGGCATCAGTGCTGTGCAAACAGATAGCCGCTGAGAACGCCGTCCAGCCGCTGTACACGACGGTAAGCGCCATGCTGCGATACATACGGGCTAGCTTCCGAAAGAGCTGTGAGTACGACGAGAGCGCCGCAATGCAGCGTTATTGCACTGCAGACTTGCTCGTGATCGACGAGGTTGGCGTGAAGTTGTCGAGCGAGTACGACAAATCAACCTTGTTCGAATTGATCGACATTAGATATCAGGAATCACTGCCCACGATAGTGATCAGTAATCTATCCATTGGTGAGATTGAGGAACACATCGATGCAAGGTTGGTTGATCGGTTGAGTGAAAACGGCACGCTGATGGTCTTCGATTGGGAGTCGCATCGAGGTGCGAAAAAATGATCAGAACATCGCAGAAACCTCGATTGATGGTGATGGGGCATGGTGGCCATGGCAAGGACACGGTGTGTGAAATCCTGAGAGATGATTACGGATTTACATTCACAAGCTCATCCTGGGCCGCGTTGGATGTTGCTATCTGGCCAATCATGCAGAACTACTACGCGGATAAGGATCTGTGTTTTGCCGATCGGCACCAATGGCGCACCTTGTGGTTTGAGCTGATTTCTAGATACAACCACGAGAGCCCAGCGCGCCTGGCTGAGTACATTTTCTGTCAATCGGATATCTATTGCGGTATTCGGTCCATCGTGGAATTTGAGGCTGCAGAGAAGGCTCAAATGTTTGACTACTCGGTGTGGGTAGATGCAGGAGAGCGATTGCCAAGTGAGGGCCAAAGCTCGATCCAGGTAGGGCCATCCATGGCTGATTTGATGATTGCCAACAATGGGACGCTTGAGCAGCTGAGGGAGGAAGTTGGCGCGGTGGCTGAGGGGTGGCTCGTATGATCGATCGTATACCCGATTACCCGGTAGAGCGAAGTCGACCTGATGACTATCGCAAGCAGGCGTCAGACGTTATTAGAATCACGCTGGTGTTGTTATTGGGCTTAGCGCTTATTGGAATAGTGGCAACCGTTGTGATCCTGGTGGTTTTATGAAAAGCGCCCACAAAAATATCAAAGAGCCCAACTGGCAATTGCTGGCATATATGGTGAGAAACCAATCAGAGCACACACAAAACGAATTGAGCAGCACGCTTGGTGTGCCAAAACATATGATTTACAGACTCATGCGTGATGATAATTTCAGCTATCGACCAAAATGGAGTGATGGCGAGCGATTGAGACGCTACGCGCTTGAGGTACTTACAGCCGAGCAGCTAGAGCGTTGCGGGGTGCCTGTCGCATGAGAGAGCCGGATGAAACAACCTACGCACCCTCACCGATTCACAGCCCAAAACAGCGCCCCACAGGGTTACGGGTGCCCTTGTCGATGTATCGGCAAAGCAATGTCGAGATAGAGGTGCCAGAGCTCACACCACCCGGGTGTGAACCAACAACGATCAGTGCACCCACGATGTCCGATGCGTTGGCGCTAAAAGACAAAGCAATTGCACACGCTAAGCGGGCAGGCTCTCCGATTTACAGTGGTGAGAACGGCAAACAAGCTCGACGCAATTGGGCGTCCACTGGCATACCCAAGGCATGAAGCGATCCGCACTCAAACGATCTGACAAGCCTATGGCGCATGGTGGTTTGTCATCAGCCAACAACCGTGAAGTGGCGGTATGGGATGCGTTGCTCAGCATGGGATGCGCTGTCTGTCTTTTCCACTTGCGGATAGAAGACACGCCAGCGGAGATACATCACATCCTGGAAGGACAGAGGCGCATCAGCCATTCGCACGTGCTGCCCCTATGCTCGATACATCATCGTCAAGGCACTGCACAACACCCAAGCCGTCACAGCGTCAATGGATGCCACGGCGGGCTCGATATATTCGAGCGCACCTACGGCACAGAAATGGAACTGGTGCTGCGTTGTGAAGAGTGGATCAATCAACCCTACGTGACAGGACTCCTAACCGATGAACAAGCCCCGCAAGGTGACAGTGATCATACCGATACCCCAGCCGACAGTGAACGAACTGGTGGAGTTGGCGAAGTCAGGTTGGTCGAAATATCGCCAATGGAAATGTTTAGCCGACAAGTTCGCATCCATGTCATGCACCACCGTTATCGACTCGCAGACTTTGACAATCTCAACGCCAAAGGCGCAATTGATGGCCTCGTCCAGGCGGGCCTATTACAGAATGATTCGCCCAAATATGTTCAAGGCCCGATCCTCCACGACCAAGTCAAAGTCAAAAGCTATGACGACGAAAAAACGGTCGTCACGATTGAGGAGGTCATGAGCTGATGGCAGATATTGGCCGTTCTACAGCAGCACACGCCGAAGGACAGGCCGATACTCACGCCATGGTGGCTCGGCTTGAGAATTGGGGTTCCTGGCAGAGATCTCTTCCAGCCGACGGTCCAGGACTCTTCCCCAGATCACCGATGTTCAAAGATGTGGTTGATCGGTACCGCGAGACGTTCGCACCATCACCATACGATTGTGAGGATGGTGAGCAGATTGAGGCGCTAGTGGCACGTGTTCTGAGTATCCGTCAGATACTGTGTCTGCAGCTGCGCTTTATCATTCGGGTATCGTCGCGGCGAGCAGCTGGCATCATCAGTATTCAGGGCCACCCGTGCACCCACACGACGTACCGGGTATGGGTTGAGGATGCTATTTACAAATTATCGACGGAGGCTTGACAACCCTTACAACCTTACAGCACATTACAGCAGTGATTGTAGTTGCCACTGGCAATTATCAATTTGTTCCAACCTCCTCCAAGTGGTACTTCCAAAACCCTGACCAGAGATGGCCGGGGTTTTGGCGTTTTGGGGTATGCAAACTTACTCGGATCAATACGGGCGCGTAGTGATCTCCATTCACCGCTGTATCGGGACTGATTCAGCCATAACACCGCAGGACCCATACACGAGATGAGCAATAAAACACTTGGAACAGCAGTTAGCTGATCATGATAAGCGGCTGGTTGCGCTCGAAAAGGGTCAGAACAAGCTTCTAAACGCCATGGAAATCGCAGAGGTAAGGCGTGATTACATGGAAAAAAGGTTCAACCAGGTAGACGATAAGATAAAAGCGGTATCAGGTGAGTTGTCGCAGAATATCAATCGTGTGACCAGTGAAGTGAAAGGCATCAACGGTCACATCACAAAAATGGTCTGGCTTCTGATCACGGCAATATTTGGCGCTGCAGGCACGGCGATGGCTGTGGTGCTCACTGGGGGCTTTTCAGGTGGTTAGATTAGCCGCCAGACGCTTAGCAAGTACATCAATGGCGTATTGGGCGCTGATGGGTGTAGCCTTGTTCCCGCTGATGTCCATTGGGTATATGGGCATGCTGGCCTTTCAGCAGTCAAATGTGCCAATAGTGGATCGATTTGAGGTCGATACCGCAGTTTTTGACGAACAGGGTGATGTAACGATTTCTGGTTCGTTCTACAAGCTGTTTCCTGCCCGAGTGTGCGAATTTACCGATGCGCGCTTTTACATGCCAGATATCGCACCAGATGGATCCAGGGTTGAGCGCAGAATTGAAAGGGTGTTTGGCGACAAGCGCAAGACAGAGGCCGACAACAATCGACCCAAGGGTTACACCGAGTTTTTTGACTGGAAGCTGTTCACGTCTGAGTACCCGGAATTGGATGAATACTCGGGCTTCGCTACACATGACTGTTTGGGCTTCTTTCCGGCCCGAACTGATTTCCCAACCTACAGGCTGCTGGAATGATGGACGCTGGAGCTGCTTGGAACGCGCTGACAAACGGCGACAGGCTCGGTGTGCGCACAGGGAACCGTCAATGCTACTTCAGCACGGATCGATTAGTTGAATGTTACACGGGTGATGATACGGACAACGCTGTTGTGTTCAATCACTCCGAGTTCCTGACCGAGTTTGCCACCTGTCGATTCCGGTATATCGAAACTCAGGACATGGCAGGGTGAGCGGCAAAACGTTGATCCGGCTCATTGACTGGTTCAGTCACCTCTGGGTTGGGTGGCACGTCATTGCCTTAATGCTTTTAATGACTGGGTGTGCCTCCAAGGACCCATTTAAGGGCTCTTATTGGGCGGAGACTAACGAGGGTAAGCCTGCGCATTGCACAAAAAAGGGCGAATGCTATTCGATGTCTGATGAGGACTGGGCCTATTTCCAGCAACAGGCACGCGAGACAGGGCAATCGGAGATCTAACCAGGTACATCAGTCGTTACGAGGTTAGATGTCCTTGTGGGTGCGGTAGAGATTCGATTGACCATGAAACGCTCATCCATCTGGACTACGAACGACATCACTGGGGCTTACCGGCGATTATCACATCTGGTTTTCGGTGTGAAGCACACAATCGCAAAGTGGGTGGATCAGATGAGAGTCAGCATATGTTCGCCAGGGCTATCGATTCGGTGATCCAGGGCATAACGCTAAGACAGCGTTATGACTATTACCAGTCAAGATGGCCCAATCGTTACGGCATTGGCGTTTATCCATCGGACAACATGCTGCATTTTGATACGCGCACCGATGGCCCAGCCCGGTGGGTTAAAAAAGGGGATAAATTCGAGCTATGAGCGTTGCTGCGTTGGTTGCATCGCCATTGCTCAAGACAGCGCTGGAATTAGTGCTGCCGGTTGTACACGATGTGCTCGGTGGTGGCAGGATGGCTGATAAGGCGCTTGCACAGATCCAGCTCAAATCGTTGGAGATCGACGGTAAGCGCATTGCAGCACAGCAGCAAGTGCTCAAGTCAGAGCTGGAAGGCAGCACGCTACAACGCAACTGGAGGCCAATAGCGATGATCGTTTTCCTGGTCATATTGGTATTTCAGACGATTATTGTGCCGATAGTGGGTGTTTGGTTTCCGAATACTCTCAAGCAAGACGCTCAATTGATCTATGAGGTTATTCAGACGATCAAATGGGGCTTGGGTGGCTACATAGCGAGCCGGGGTGTTGAGAAAACCGTCAAGACATACGTCGATGGACAGACACGACAACGAACAGTGGTTGAGGAACCAGAGGACGGTTTGAGACCGCCAAAGGTTCCCGACAGCGTCCAGATACATGAAGCGCCGTTTATGAAGCCAGATCGGTGAACAACGAGGATCTGGATATCGACAACTTCAACGTGCCGACATTGAGCACCGACGATCCGATTAAACGAATTCGGGATAACAGTAAAAACCTAACATCAGCAATTCAGGCAGCACAAACAACCGTTAGAACAATGAGACATCGACACATGTCACACAACTACGACAAGGATCGAATAGAGCGCGAGATGAAGAGCATTCACCAGAGAGTGGTCGAGGCTTATCACCACTATGTGGCACCTGAGATCAGGGTGAGGTTTTGGTTGGCGGTTGTATTTTGCGTTGTCGTGCTATTTGTGGGTGTCTCTGGAGTGGGTAGCTGATGCCAGCAAGAAGGCCGTCGACGATAGTCCATCGTGATTATCGTGGGTCAGTCGAGCAAACAAACGGGATGCCTCCGGCTGACGATCAAGAGATATCATCCGGAGAGTTCAACGATCACACCGATACGCTAACCGATCATGCCGAGAGGCTTGATGCCATGGGCGGGGGTGCACCCGGTGACGCTCTCGATTTGTCAGATTTGGTCAGAGCGTCCTTGCGATGGGAAGCAGGCTATAACAACACGCGCACCTGGGTGCTTGATGGAAACGGTGTGCCGACAAGTTTTCATGCAGCGACCGGATCAACAGCTGAGCAGCGAGGGGCGACTGTTCCAGGTAGCAACAGTTCGGTATGGGCGCAAACACCGATCAATAGCGAACATGATTTTCTCGCGGTCTATAACGCCGCTAAAACCTAGTAGGAGCACTATTCAATGTCACTAGAAACACGGGTTGATGCGTTAGCGACAGCTATCGCTACCGACGTCAAAACGCTGTTGGCTCAGGACGGTGATCTCACAGCGCTGACGACAACGGCCAAGACCAGCTTAGTTGCAGCGATTAATGAGCTGGCTGGTATCGCTAATGCGGCCGCAGGTATCAATGATGGTGCAACAGCGTCTGGCAGCACTTGGTCCTCGAGCAAGATCTCAACAGAGTTAGCCAATGCCAGCGCCGCGTTGGTAGATAGCTCACCCGATCTACTGAACACGCTCAATGAACTGGCAGCTGCATTGGAAGATAACCCTGATGTGATTGCTTCTCTGCGCACGTTGATCACTAACAATGCCACTGCAATCAGCACATTAGCGACTAATGTGGGCGATACAGACAAAGATTTTGTGGCGACCTATACAGCCGCTAAAGCAGCGTAATCAGTCATGACTCTTGAAGCTCGAGTTGATCTGCTGGCAGCGGCCATTGGTGCTGATCTCGGTGCGCTTGAAGCAAAGATCCATGTGCCGCTTGTACTGCCCAGCGATCCTCAATTTGGTGGTGTGGGCGATGCTGCCTATAACGACACGGGTGATAGAACAACGTCAAATTGGACGGGTACCGATGACACAGCCGCTGTAAACGCCGCTTACGCTTTTGCTGAAGCTAACGGCCTTTGCGTGTTCTTTGACAGGCTTTACAAGTGCGATGGTGTTATTAACATCAAATCGGGTGCTCAATTCTATGGTGCTGGTCCCAACACTGGCATAGCGATGACTTGGGTTGATTACCTCTCGAGCACAGAGGTCGCCAAGAAGACGCTATTCGCGCCTGAAACTGTGGCGTATGTTGATGGTGTTCCCAATTTTCACAATGCCAAGTTTGTGAATTTTGCCGTTTACGGGCCCTGGTATGAGAACTGGCACCCTTGGGGGAAAAATGCAGACAATACCGGGCGCAGTATCTCCTATGTATTGCCACAGCGAAGCACGGGCATTCACGTCAAGGATATGCATTTTCAAGGGGTCGGTTGCGTCACAATCGGCGCTCACGTGGACAGCTGTTTCGAAAATAACAGGATTAAACGAACAGGGCGTGATGGCATCACGGTTGGGTTTAGTTCGGTCGATCATGATCATAGTCGGCCTACTTACGTTTATATCCTGGGAAATGTTCTTGAAGAGACAGGTGATGACTCTATTTCTGTTCAGGGCCTTAACACTGCAATGCCCCCGTTCGTGGCGGCAACGACCACAGCAGGTTCACGAACAATCACGTTGGCATCTGACCCCGGTGATATTGTAGGGCAGGGTGTATGTATCAAGGGTGCGGGACAAAACAGCACCAAACTAGGCGCAAAGGTTGTCAGTCAAACCGGTGTGACGATTGAGATTGATAGGCCTGCACCGCTGACGGTGACTGATGATATGTCATACGACTGCTATGCCCATGGCAAGATCATGATCGCCGCGAACAAGGTTAACAACAAAGGCGATGGCAGGGGCATTATGGTGCGTAATCTTGCCGATATGTCCGTACTCAGCAACACAGTTGACAACGCTGCTATTCACGATATCTATGTGGGCTCTGATAGCTTTGGTAGCGTCTCATTCGATTCGGTGATCGATGATAATGATTGCAACTGGGCAGGCAGTCATTCTCTGAGCACGGTCATTGCAGACGGTATCAATCTGAGCTTTGTCAGTGAGGTCAGAGTGACCAATAATCGCTGCCGAAATAATTCATATGCAGGAATTTACGCAACGCTAGCCAACGCTTGCGTGATTAAAGGCAATGAGGCCAAGTACAACAATAAGAACGCCACATCTGCATCAGCGGCACAGATTGAGGTTAAATCATCGGGCGGTGTTCAAGTGCTATCCAATGACGCCATTGGCGGTTACAAGAACGGCGTGCTGATCAAGGATACAGAAGGCACTGTATTTATAGGCGGCAGGCTTGAGCGGCACGTCAATGGTGCTGTATACGGCGCATACATAGCGGGTAACACCGACCTGCGTATGGATGATTTAACGATCACAAAGAACTATCGATCAATGAATATTGCATCGGACAACGTGAGTATCTCTCGTGGTACACGTGGTTCATCTTATGGCAATACAAACAATAACGCGCCATACATCAACCCGAGCTTAGCTGCGAACGTCATTACAAATGAAAGTATGTACTTTGATCCAGAGGCGCGAGGCTTTGCCGCGCTGCAGTCAGTGGCCTTACCATGATGACGACAGATATATTTCGTTATTGGGTCCTCCTGGACGGGTGCCCCTCTTGCGGGGATAAGCAGCGCCGTTTTTTTATAGCTACCAGGCCTTATAGGCGTTCCTTCCTTGCCCTGGTGTGGTCGCTGGGCAGGCGATCTAGTTGGAGCCCATGCCCTGACTATCGTTAATAAAAAGGAGCTTGCAGAGCTTCTGGGCAAGTCAGAACGCACGCTGACTGATTGGCAAAAAAAAGATAATCCTTTGCCGATTTGGATTGATGGTGTTCGAGGATCCACCAACCAGTACGACACGGTTGAAGTGATCAATTGGTTGATTGCTCGTGACGTATCGAAGGCGTTTGGAGATGGTCCGAATGTGGATGGGGAGTTTTTGGATTCTGATCAACAGCTCGCTAGATTGAGAAAGGCACAGGCGGACAAGGTCGAAATCGAGGTGGCACTTCTTGAGGGGCGCGTTCTGGATGCCGAGGATGTACAGCTGGCATTCGGCAAGATCGACTCCGAGGTCAAGTCCGCGTTCTTGTCCATGCCCTCACGCATGGCCCCGGTTCTGATCAAGATCCGCTCGGTCAAGGAGATGACCAGGGCGATCAAGGAGGACGTGCTGCAGACGTTGGGCAAGTTGTCCTCGGTCGACGATGGCGATATCGATCTCGGATCTCCTCCGGGAGAGACGTAACAACTACCGGCCACCGCCGGATCTGACAGTTGGCGAGTGGGCAGAGGCAGAACGGTACCTCTCGAGTGAAGCATCGGCGGAAGCCGGAAAGTGGCACAACGCACGCAACCCGATGTTGGTAGCGCCGATGGACGCGCTGTCGCCGCAGGACCCTTGCGAGCGAGTGGTGTGCAAGTTCAGCTCACAGGTGGGCAAGACTGAAATCGGTTTGAACTTTGCCGGGTATCAGATCGATCAAGACCCCGGGCCGATGCTGATTGTGCAGCCGACCAAGATGCCCATGGGTGAGACGTTTGCAAAGGATCGCATCCAGCCAATGCTTCGAGATACCCCGTCACTGGCCAAAAGGTTTAGTGGTGTGAAGTCCAGGGACTCTGGCAACACGATCTATCACAAAGTCTACCCAGGTGGGCAGATGACAGTGGCAGGTGCTAACAGTCCGTCACAGCTGGCATCACGACCGATTCGGTACCTGTACTGTGATGAACTTGATCGTTGGGTAGTCACCAAGGAAGGTAACGCGCTACTCCAGGCGCGAGCGCGAATGAAGGCGTTTCACAACAGCAAGGAGCTGTTGACCAGCTCCCCATCGTTTCCGAACGCGGGTATCGACTTCGAGTACAACCAATGCTTGCAGCACGAATGGCAATTGGTTTGTCAGCACTGTGGGCACAGTCAGTTTCCATACTTTCGTCATTTCATCTTTCATCGTGATGAGTTCGGTAATGCGATCGATGTGCAGTTCGCCTGCAAGGAGTGTGGCGGCACGCATGACGAAACTGAGGAGGGCTTTCTCAAGGCAACAGCCAGCTGGGTCGTGGTTAACGAGGCTGACCCAAAGTACAAAGGGTATTGGGCCAACCAGTTTGGATCTAGCTTTGTCGCATGGCGTGACACCGTTCAGGAGTTCCTCGATGCAAAGGATGACCCAGAGCGACTGCAGGTTGTCACCAACACAGCGTTCGCTGAGTGCTGGAAAGGTGCAGGCGAACACCTGGATGCCGATCGTTTGAGGGAGCGTCGCGAGCTGTACCCGATGCTCGATGGTGAGTTGTTGGTGCCGAATGCAGTTCAGATGTTGTTCCTGACGGTTGACACGCAGGACACCTGGCTCGATTACGAAGTGTTTGGCGTTAATCAATCACTGCAATCATGGGGCGTAGAACGCGGTCAGCTGTTTGGCAACACGGACGAGCAGGATGTGTGGGAACAGCTCGAAGACTTACTCGAGCGACAGTTCGCCACTGAGGATGGGCGCATGATGCCGATCTATGCATCGATGATCGATATCAAAGGCCATCGGCAAGACAAGGTAGTGAAGTTCGTACGCGATCACCGATTCATGCGAGTGCATGGGTACGCGGGGCAAGGCTCAGGCGCCAAGGATCAAATCAGCCGCACTGCCAAGAAGATGGAAGACGGCACGCGTAAAAAAATCAACGTGTTCAATGTGCGCACCGATGATTTTAAACGTCGTGCGATGACCTACATGGCAAGGGATGCACACAAAAAAGGTGCTTGCCACTGGCCGATGGCGGCGGATGAGTCCGATATCGCGGGCTACGACCGAGAGCACTTTGAACAGCTCTGCGCGGAGACGATGGAAGTCTCATTCAGATCCGGCCAGCAGTTCACGAAGTTCAAGCAGAAGCGTCCTAGAAACGAGGCATTTGATTTGAGGCACATGTTGTACGCGTTGCTGCAAATCGCCAAACCATCGTGGAGCAAAGAGACACGCTCAGGCAGGAGTCGCCGCAAGCGCCCTAATCGAGTGATGCCAAAGACACAACCGGTTGCTGAGACGCAACCACTAACCGCCGAGGAACCTGCAAAGGACTGGGTGAAGAAAGCCAAACGCAGACAGCCTGCAGGAAACTGGATAAACAGACGACGATGAGTAGCTACACGGTGGAGGAGTGCGAAGCGGCGATTGCTCGGCGCAAGCGCCTGCTTGAGGCTGAGAACACCAGCTATTCAATAAGCCCAGCCGATGGCGGTACCGGGCGTTCTGCGACACGAATTGATCGTGATCAACTGCAAAAGGAGCTTCGATACTTCGAACGGTTGTTGGCAAAGCTCAATGGCGTCTCTGCTAATCGAGGCAGGTTCCGTGTAAAGACGGCCTGCTTTAGTGGCGGGCGATCTAATGGACGTGGTGAGGGCTGGGAAACTTCGTGAAAGTGAATTGGCTGGACCGCGCGCTGCTCAGTGTTGCGCCAGAGAAGGCGTTGCGCCGCGCAAGAGCACGGCATATGGCCACAGCATTCTATGAGGCTGGCCAGCCTTCAAAGAACCACAAGAGTCGCAGGGGCAACGCCTCGCACGACACAAACGTTGCACGTGCCGCTGACTATGTTCGCGAGCAGTCTCGGTATCTTGAGCAGAATTATGATGTTGCTGAGTCTGTGCTGCAGACCTTTGTCCGTTTCGTTGTTGGTCAGGAGGTGTTGTTCGAGCCTCAGGTGATGAGCGTGAGCGGAGGCTTGCACGAGGAGTTTAACCAGGAGCTGGTGCACTGGTTTAAGTTGTGGGCACGCTGCCCAGAGGTCACTTGTGAATACACCTATCACGAGGGTGTGCGTCAGCACATCCGTTCAAAGCTTCGTGATGGTGAAATATTTCAACAGTACCTGGAGGGATTCATTCCAGGTTTGCAGCACGGCACTGCTCTACCGCTGTCACTTGAGCACATCGAGGCTGATTTCTTCCCGATGGGCTATTCAGATCCTGCCAAGGGCATAGTCCAATCGGTGGAGAAGAACGCCTGGGGCAGGCCACGGCGATATTGGGCTTACAAGCACCACCCCGGCGAATCTATAGCTGCACGCTTTCGCCCTAACGGTCAACCCGATAAGGCGATCGATGCTGCGAATATGGTGCACGACAAGGTCACAACGCACTTTAGGCAAACACGTGGCATGCCTATCTTTGCCAACGTACTGTCACGCTTCGATGACATCAAAGACATCGAAGAGTCTGAGCGTGTGGCGGCTCGATGCGCCGCAGCTATGGTGGGATTCCGAAAGCGAGGCACTCCTGATGATTGGGATGAAGATGATGAAGACGAGAGCACCGAACTGTCGTTCGAGCCAGGCATGTTCCACGACCTGGAGCCGGGCGAGGATGTTGATATACATCAATCGAACCGACCAAACAACGCTCTGATCCCATTTCTTGAACAACAGTTTAAGCGCATTGCGGGGGGTACGGGTGCAAGCTTTTCCAGTATTGCTCGCGAGTACAACGGGACATTCTCATCACAACGTCAGGAGTTGGTTGAATCGTTTGTGGGGTATGGCGTTATGCACGCCGATCTCTCCAGCGCAAAGCTTGCCCCTGACTGGCGTCGATTGGTGGCAACGCTGGTCAAGTATAAGTTGATTATTGTTCCGCCGGACGTAGATCCGCGAACGCTGTACGACGTGGATATCCCAAGGCCACCGATGCCATGGATCGATCCACAGAAGGAGGCCAACGCATCCAAGATTCTTGTAGAGAACGATCTGGAAAGCCGCACACACGTGATGCGCAGCCGAGGACGTAACCCGAACATTGTCATGGCTCAGATCCAGGGCGATCCATTCCGATCAGCGCAGCAAGCGACGCGGCCTGCTTTGGCAGACTCAACCGAGACAGTAGATCCCGAGGAAGATTATGATGAAACGTAGTTATCCGCCCATGAACAACGTAGCTGAGCAAATGCCACCACCTGGTGCAAACACTCAGTACAACATCACCGCGTTGGCTGGTGCTAATCGACGTGGATCATTGGCGATCGATGGCGAGATCGGGTACTGGGGAATCACTGCCAGGGAGGTTCGCGAGTCTGTCGAGTCTTTGGGCGATGTGGCTGATCTTGATGTGACGATCAACAGCCCTGGTGGAAACATCGGTGAGGGTATTGCCATATACAACCTGCTGAAAAAACACCCGGCCAACGTCCACATATCCATTGAAGGCTATGCACTATCGATGGGTTCGGTTATAGCCATGGCAGGCGATACCGTCTCAATGGCAGACAACAGCCTGTTCATGATTCACAACACATTTGGCGGTGCTTTTGGTGATGCTGACACGCTTCGCAAAGAGGCTGAAGTGTTGGATCTGCACAAGGAGGCACTGATCAATACCTATTTGGCACGTCCGCAAGTAGCGCTTGATCGCGATGCGATCTGGCAGGCTATGCAAGATGAGACCTGGTATACCGCCGAGATGGCCCGTGATGCTGGTTTCGTTGACCAGGTTGTCGAAGTTGAGAGCGAACAGGTCAACAGCTACGCAGTCAATCTGCCGGTGGCCTCGTTACAGAACGCACCCGAATGGGTACACATGATCCGCAATGCTGCGGTTACACGCGCTAATGCGCAACCAACGCCGGCAGCCGCTGGCAACATTCCCGAGGAAGATATGAACGCACTTCAGACTACAACGGCTGCGCCAGATACAGCCACTGCAAGAGAGGCCGCCGCCGCTGTGGTCACGGCGCAGGCCGACACCGAGGCACAAGCACTGGCGCGTGAGAACGCGGCGGTTGTTGCTGATCGACAGCGCGCCACTGACATCCGAGCTGAATTCGATAGCAGGCTTCAAGGGCACACCATGGGTGAGACCATCAATCACCACATCAACGCCGGCACCAGCATTGAGACTGTACGAGATATCGTTAACGCCTTGGTTGCAGCGGGTGCGGGCGCATCTCCTGCAGGTGGTGATGCCATTGTTATTGAGGATCAGCGTGACAAAAATCGCGCTGGTATGGCTAACGCCATTCTGGTTCGCGCGGGCATGAGAGAGCAGGACGGCAACAACGAGTACTTAGGGATGACGCTCTATGAAATGGCCAATGCATCGCTTCGTGGCTCTGGTGCGCAGCTCACCGGCTCACGCCATCAGCGTGTAGGTGCAGCTTTCACACACTCCACGAGCGATCTGCCTGCAACACTCTATGACGTGGCGCATCAATCACTGGTCCTGGGTTACGAGGAAGACCAGGAGATGATGACCAACCATACCCGCATCAGTCGCAAGGGCAGCATGTCTGATTTCCGGCCACAATCTCGCCATGGTCGCGGTGGGTTTGAGAATCTGGATCACCGTCCAGAAGGCAGCGAGTACAAGCGCGGATCGCTTGAGTTCTACAAGGAGAGCAATCAGCTGGCTACCTACGGCAAGATGTTCGGCATGACACGCGAGATGATCATCAATGATGACATCGGTGCGTTCACAGATATTCCAGCAGAACTGGGCCGCGCTGCCCGCCGAACGGTATCCAGTAAGTTCTGGGACGTGTTTGCAGCAAACCCAACCATGGCGGATGGCATTGCCTGGATCCACGCGAATCACAATAACCTTAACGCTACAGCCACAGCATTGACCACGGATTCTGTCGCTGCCATTCGCACCGCGATGGCGCTCTCGAAAGGGCGTAACGCAGCTAATCCCGATATGCGTCCAATGGGTTTTCGACCCAACATCATGGTGGTTCCTGCAGCTCTGGAGCACCGTGCATTACTGGTTCGCAACAACGAGTACCAGGTGCACGCCAACTCCACCGACGACAATCGCAATGCGAACGTTGTGCGCAACCTGTTCGATGTGGTTGTTAACTCGCAGCTGGACGAAATCAGCACCGCTGACTGGTACATGGTGTATGGCGGCATGCCTCCGGTAGAGATGTCATACCTTGACGGAAACGAGACGCCATTCCTTGATCAAGTTCAAGGCTGGGAGATTGACGGTGTTGAATTCAAGGTGCGCATCGATGTGGGTGTATCTCCGATGGAATTCGCCTCTATCTACAAGCAGGCTGGCGTTTAGTTTAACTAACGCTCGACTGATCGAGCGGTCAATCTGGCCGCTTTCACCTAATTCAACTGAGAGAACTAAACAATGGCTACAAAATTCAGCCACGAAGGCAAAACCATCAATCACACCAACGCAACGGGTACCACTATCAAAGGTGGCGATGTGTTTGCGATTGGATCTAGCGGCAAGCACGCCGTTGCAATTACCGATATCGAACCGAACAAAGTTGGTGCTGCGTATCGGTGTGGCGTCTGGAAATTCGCGGCAGGCGCGTTTGCCGGTGATGTTGGCGATGACTTCGCCCTCAACCTGACTACACAGGTGTTTGACGCAGGTGGTGCGGTTATCGGCGAAGTCGATGAGATCGTCGGCAGCACTGTCCACGTGTTGATCAACGGTCTGCCAGGCACTGCCAGCACACGATAATCTATCGTGATCGAGACCGCCGCCGATAGGCTTGCTCTTCTAGGGGATTCACCGGATCTTGCGCTGTTCGCTCAAGTACCGGACGCCCTCGATGAGCAAGGCCAGGCGGCGGTTATTGTTCAGCGCAATGTTGCGGGCCTGTTTGATCGAGCTTACAGGCTCATTGGCGAGCACGAAGGTTACCACCCGGTTTTTCTGTGCGTTGATGAGGATGTGCAATATCTGAAGCAGCACCACCGGATTATGGTCAAAGGTCAGGTGTGGCGGATCGATGGCCGAATGCCAGATGGCACCGGCTTCACTCAGCTGGTGCTAAAGCTACTCGGGCCCTACCGACTCGACAACAGCAGCTCTGCAGTGCAAGCGGGTTTTCCGTATGTGCTGCCGATGGTGTTTGGAGGTTCATCAAACAATGACAGCACCACCAACATCGACCCCAACAACCCGAGGCTTCGCTACCCGTACACGATCGGCACGTACCTCGACTACTCACCTGATACCGCCTTACTCTAACGGACCCCAACCATGTCAAAAGTCATCACTATTCACCAAGCTATCGCCATGGCAGTGGCATCAGAGAAGCCATTAGTTTTCACCAACAGTGACACCCAGCAGGTTTATCGATCTCGGCGGGATCCAAGCTGCATGCTGTTCGATATGCCAGGCAGCCCAATAGCGCTGTCGCAGGGTCAATTCCTGACGGCCAATCGATACTCAGCTATGACACAATCGGGTGAGTTTGTGGAAGAGAAGGATGTGAGCGACTATCCGGATCTTGAAGACGCTATCGAGTGGGCGAACGATGAGGCCACCACGGACGATGAGTTGCAGGCCTATGTCGTTGCTGTGATCGGCGAGGATAATCGCAAGCGCAACCGCGAGACCAACGTCGCCAAGATCGTCGAATACGTAGAAGCACAGTAGTCAGCCATGTTATCTGTTGGTGTTACTGGCAGCGCGCGCAAGATCATGTATGACGTGCGCGTCAGGGTGCCTCGGATACAAGCTCGCGTCTCAGTCAGCGCCGCGAACAAAGCGACACGTAAGGTCTACACGCAGACTATCAGAGACATATCAGGCGAGACTGGCGTTCAGCAACAAATACTGCGAGGCTCGGCAAAGAAGGGATTGAAGGCCAGGGTGCGGCACAATAAGGCAACACGACGCAATAATGGCGCTCGGGTTTGGGTAGGTCTGCAGAAGATTCCGCTATCAAAGGTAAAAAAAGCCACAGAAGGAAAAGCGCCGAACCAGCGGGTATTTGGGCAAAGCCAAACGCAGTACCTTGCAGGCTCAATGCACGGGCGTAGTGCTGCGGATGTGTTTGTTGCAAAGATGCGATCGGGCCATGTTGGATACTTTGTTCGACGAGGTGTTCGGCGTAAGCCGATCCAGGAAGTAGCGTTCGACATATCGCAGCTGGGTGCCAGGACTGTGAAGCTAAACGGCAGAAGGATTGGCGGCCGTGAATTTGAAAAAGAATTCAGACGGCTATCAAAAATAGCGTTAAAACGCCGATGACTACCCATGCACGGCAACAGGTACTTGATTACTTTGCAGCTCTTTTGACTGATGAGCTCGGTATACGTTGCGACATCCAACGAGTATCGCCGATACCTCCGGAGACAAAAGAATCGTTAAACCTCATCATCGATGATGAGTCCGTTAATGGTGATGACGACAATGATGAATATGAAGACACGCTGGGAGTGGTCGCCCGTATCGCGCCGATGGTTGTTGAGATCAGTGTGCTGTCGGCTGTGTCGCAGCGTAGAGTTAACGAGCTGTGCGCGGACGTAGAGACTGTGCTTTCAGCCGCTGACGGCTGTGGTGATCACGTCATACGTGGAGCGCACGTTAGTTGTCAGTACGCAGGTATGACCAACGAGCCCGACGGAGAGGGCCAGCAAGACCAGTTCAAAACCTCCTTGATATTCCAAACCAGTTACCGAACAGAAGCCGGCAAGCCGCTGGCACTTGTATAACCTATAAAGAGGCTCCGACCATGAACATAGATGCTGTCCTGAAAATGGACGCAGGCTCAGTGGTGTGTGTTGAAAACAAAGCAACGATCACGATCAGCGGTAAGGGTGATGAACGCACATTCACACCATCCTTTCCGAGCAACACACCCCCGCTTTCTCTGGATACGTTCTCGGAGATGTACAAGCACAAGCACTTTACGCCCACCACTGCCACCAAAGGTAAGTAAGCCATGCCACTGTCTACGAAAAAAAGCCGATTGACCATCGACGGTGAACGCTGCGGCGACATCATCGATTGGACACCGATAAATCATCCATCGCCAGAAGAGACCGATACCAGCGTGATAGATCGCGCTGAGGACGCCTACGCACCCCGAATAGAGATTGAGGATGTCAATCCGCCTGAGATCACGATCAATCTGTATGACGATCCGACGAACCTGGGGCAGCAGAAGCTTGTTTTCGGCGCAACCGGGCTCGATTTTGTGGGTTACCCCACAGGGCCAGAGGTCGGCAAGCAGATGTGGACGTATTCCAACTGCACAGTAACCGGTGATGATCCTGGAACCATTGCCTACAAGGGATTCTTCAAGCGCACGATCAAGATCAAGGCGATTGGTGGGTTGGCTAAAACGGTTGTTGCCTGATGTTTGATCTATCGCGTGCGCAGGATCGCATTGCGCAGCTGGGTCAGCTACTGGGGCCCATCTACGTTGACGATTGTGGGCATGAGACGGGTGAGGCCGGTGAAATATACTTTACCGGCCTGACCAACGGGGAGTATCAAAAGCTTCGAGCGTTGCAGAGAAAGCATCAGGACACCTACTACTACCGGCAGCTACTTCTCAGGGCCAAGGATAAGGACGGTGATCGGATCTGGGAGGATGATGAGCTCGATGACGTACTCGGAGGTGGCATTGACCCATCGGATGCGGCCTACATCACTAGTTGTATGTACTTAACAGATCTGAAGCATGAGCCTGATAGAAATTCCAGTGCGTTTTCGAAGGTAGCAGCACGCGCAAAGTTCGACAGCTACAACACGTTGCTTGGGCCTGTGTCGATCCCCAAAATTGATCGCGGCGAAGATCTGGACATCTATTATCGAAACGTAGATGGATACGCTGATTGCGCGATCAACGCGATCAGGGCGAAGAATGAGAACGATTATGACTTGCGCGAGCTGGTTGAGCGTGCGCTGGATAAGTCTGGCAAGAAGATGTTCTCGAACGATTCGGCATCCATTGCAAAACTAGCTGCAGCCATTACCCAAAAGGATCTAAATGACGTCATCCTGGCAATGGTGCATCCGCGATTTATGTCAGAGGAGGATCGCATCCGTATGTCTGTTCAGATCGAGACGGATCCCGATCTGGATATGGATGACTTAAAAAACTGATCATGGCAGATGTCGAGATTGATGTGCTGCTCGAAAGCGAGCAGCCGCTGACATCTGCCAGTAACCAGTTTGATACGCCGCGATTGGAGCTCATGTTGCGCACGGCAAAAAAAAGCGTTGATAATGAACGGCGAGAGAACCGCTAATGGCCGCTAGAGCATCGGCCACGTATGACATGGTCCTCAAGGACAAGTCATCGGCCGGTAGACGTGGATTTCTCAACTCACTGGATGTTATTGATGGCAAAGTCGCCGCCCTTGCTGTGGGTGGATTTGCCGCTCTTGCTGCAGGTGGTGCAGCTGCGTTCACATCTTTGTACAACGCGCAAGCTCCACTGATTGACCAGTTGGGCAAGATGGCTGAAAAGCTGGAGATCAGTGCAACCTCGCTACAGGCCATGATTGATGCGGGCGAGCGCGCAGATGTGCCCATCGCCACGCTTGAAAAGTCGCTGCAAAAGATGGCGACAAACGCATCGGATGCTGCGAAGGGCTCGGGCGAGGCACTCAAGGCGTTTGATGAGCTTGGTTTGAGCGCAAAGGAGCTCAACGATCTGTCGGTCGATGAGCAGTTCAAGCGCATTAGTGATGCACTTGCTGGCGTATCGAATCAAAATGACAAGCTCAGATTGGCAGAAGATGTTTTCGGTGCTCGTGGCACTGCCCTGATTCGCTTGACCAGCGAGGCCATCAACCAGGCCGAAACAGAAATGCGCGAGCTCGATATCGCGCTAACCGATATCAATGTCGACAACGTTGAAGAGTTGAACGATGCACTGCAGAAAGTGGGCCGGTTATCCACAGGAGCTAAACAGGTATTTATCGCAGAGCTAGCACCGGCACTTCGGGCGGTTCTTGAAGAGACTTTGCTGGCTGGGGCTGGTTTTAGTAGCGTCCGTGATATTGGTATCGCAGCGGGTGAGGGCATTGTATTTGCTTTCGGTGTTGTTGGTGATCGTATACAGAACGTGAAGTTGATCCTGTCGGGTATCAACTCATTACTGGCAACGATAAATTTCAAAGGCGAAAAGTTCAAGGACGACTTTCTTGGTGGTGCCGATCCAGAATTGTTGAGGGAATACAGGCGAGAGTATTTAAGCGCGACTAACGAGTTTAAGCTTGCAAGGATAGAGCAGCCATTCTCTGAGCGACTCGATGAGAGATTCGCGGCGATCAAGGCGGGTATGGAGGCGGCGCGTGAAGAGCAGGAGCGGTTGCGCACTGAGATAGAGAAACCGATCGGCGGCAACGGTGCCATTACTGAATTACCCAGCGCTGTCACACCGGCTGCCAATGATGAGAATGTCGATCCGGATGCAGAGGTTAGGGCCTCTCTGGCTCGCGAAGCTGAAAAAGCAAGAATCAAGGAAGAGTCCGCGATTGCTCAGCAGGAAAGAGATATCGATCGGCTTCGAGAGTTCGGGCTCAGGGAAGACCAACTCCTAATTGAAAGGCAGCAGCGCACGGAGGAGTTTCTTGATTCTGTCGTTGCCAAGGACATCAGTCGCACTGATGAGATCAACGCAATCAAGCAGGCCGCTAATCAGCAGTATCACGATCAGTATTTGGCGATAGCACAGCGCGCCAGTGCCGAACGGCTACGCCTTGAAGCAGCCCAGGAGCAGGCTAGTCGTTCGTACCTGGAGCGCGGCATTGCGTTCTTCGCCCAAAAAAGCGAAGCCGCTGATGTTCTGCACAAGGCCCTGGTTGCTCGGCGTATGTTTCGCGAAGGGCGTGAGGCTGTCATAGGTGCCTACAAATGGGGCAACAGTATTGGCGGCCCTTTTCTTGGCGGCGTGTTTGCAGGCATAGCAGGCGCGTACACAGCGGCCTTAATTGCTGAGACCGTGGGAGGTAGTAGCAGCGCACCTGCAGCGCCAGCGGTGGGTGCCATTGATAGTGACCCTACAACCTACGGCACCGTAACCAGTGGCACACAATCACAGGCCGCCGTACAGCAGCCACAGACGGTTGTCTATAACGCCTACTTCCCGATAGGTGTTGCCGCAGGTGATCGTGAATCGGTTGCACGCCAGCAGTTTGATGAGGACGTGAAGGCCAAGCGCATAGTTATTGGCGATGATGTCGAGGTGCAAGTCAACACCTTTGATTATGAGGAGTTCGGCACGTGAGCACGTTCTCTATCGACTACCTGGTCACCAAGTCACCGATCGGTCCAGAGCGTGTAGGCAGTCGAGCATTGCTGATCTGCGAAGCGCGCACGATGAATCCGCCGACTGATAAGCACACGCGATCAGACACAGAGTACACGGGCGATTTCGAGTCAACATTGCTCAAGCAATGGGAAGAGATCAGCATTACCGTTATCAACATCCTGCACGGCTCACGTGATGAGCTGATCACAACCAGCCTGTCACAGCACCTGGATTTCAAGCAGTTCTTTCAATCCTCGGCCAACGGCCAGCGCATGACGCTCGATGGCACTGATATCGGCGGTATTGATCAGCTGCACCAGGTAAAGCTTATCGGCGGATCAAACGAGCTCATCAGAAAAGGCCAACGGCAGAAGTTCTCCACCACGTTCAAGTTAAGGGTCGTTGTCTGATGGCTGTATGGGATGGCATTGCAGAAGGTAGTGCCGGCATTGCCGCCACGCACTTCGAAGATGTATTCGAACAAACAGGCGTGCAGATTTACAACAGCATTGGCACTGATAGCGCTATGTCAGCCAATGATGGCACCTGGGGCTCTGGTCTGTATTCTGATGCGATCAATCGCACGTTCATGGATTACGGCTACAAGTCGGTTATCAATTTCGAGCAACAGATGTACCACAGTTCATATTGGGCGCACCCCAGCGGCTGGAGCCCCTATTCACTGGTAGGCGATGCCATTCGCATCTCATCATCACCGATCGATCAGAACAATGCTGCAGAAAAAGCGTGGGCTGTGCGAAAGGCCTATCACCTACGCGCCGATGGCGGTCTGTCCACCTGGAATGATTTCGGCGGTACACCACCTGCCCAGTGGTCTGCTCGAGCGAAGGGCCCGGGCGAGACCAATGACAGCCCGGTTCTGTTCGATGATTACCCGATGCTCTACAAGTCGGGCATGTTGTTTGGCCGTAATGCTTATGGCTTTGGTGAGTATTCCTTCACCGCAAAACTGCCCTACGGTGCAAACGGTGCCAGCGCCGATGTCAATCTACGCCGAGCAACGTTTCCAGCTCTGTGGCTACTGCAGATGATCATATTGGGGCGTGGCGTTAACGGCGAGCCGTCCAATGACACGGCCACCCCTTTTACCAACACCGGCAAATTGCGCGAGCCTGATGTTGCTGAGATGTTTGGCGAATCAGCACGGCGCATACATCACACCGCGCACTACAGAGCTGCCACAGGTGATCCTGACTACCCCTTTGGCAATGCTGATCTGCAGCTCAAGCCGGGTACCCAGCCGCTACTGCCCAATGATGCTGATTCTGTATTCCATAACTATCGGTTTCAGCTAACTCCTGGCAAACTGATCTTTCTGATCGATGGTGCCGTGTCGTTCGTTGTTGATACGCCGGCTGACTACTATGAGCCTCTGCGCATCTACGAGACAGTGCCTGGTCAGCCCTACAACGTAGTTAGAGATGGACAGGGGCGTGGCAAGTGGACAGGTGAGTATCAGAGAAACCCTGACGGCTCGCTAAAGTATCCACGCTATCGCATGCTTATGAATTTAGCGGAAGGCGGTAAATACCCTCGTGATCTTGCCAGGCAACTATTCGATGCTGGCACACCCATGCCTGTGCACAACGAATCCAACACCATGGACATCAGCCACGTATCGTATCGAAAGCTGATCACCGATAACCCCGACACCTATGACGTGGGCGATAGCAATACTGGCGGCGGAACAGACCCGGTCGTAGTGCCCCCTGCCGTGACGTTCGAGGATTCATTCAGATTCCGCGTTCATAAAACCAAACAGCAGTACGTCAATGCGCCTACCAATGTACGGGCTGAGGTGACCGCCAATCCTCTTGGGTTTCCCTACAAGTTCAGCATTACAGTGGATCAAAGCAAGGTACCTGCAGGTGCGACGGTTACTATTGAAGGTGGTGCAGATGATCAGGCGTCGATTTACTCAGACGTAGCCCTGGACGTTGACGGACTGATAGTCATCACGGCAGAGCAAGACGGCGAACCGCCCAGCTAGATGCCGATCAATCAAACGCGCAGGCTTGTTGTATGCGATTACGACACAGCGCCCGAGCCTGAATTTACGGCTGAGAATGCCCACATCCTGCGTTACACCTTTGGTGAAAATCAGCAAATTTACATCCCAAGCCAATCGGGCTTAAATCTGCCTGTTGGGGCTGTTGAATCCGACGCGCGTATTGCCACCAACGGCATTGCGGCGATCATGGAGGATGCGGGCGTGCAAACGAACATTGCACGCATTGGTGGAACCACTATCACGTTAGCCGATGTAGGGTATGACCTTGCGCTGCGATTTGCAAACAAGGTGGCCAACGGTATTGGCACTCGACATAAAACGGTCGAGATATTCGCGCAGCATCCGGATGCTGACTGGAGCGAAGACAATCTGATCTACACCTTCATACAGGAGAATTACGCCAACAGTAAAGATGGCAAGCGCAAGGTACTGACTCTCAAGGACGTCTCGAGAGAGACCACGCGCACAATATTCGAGCGTAAAGAATGGACGTTGGTGCAATCCGTCACTGAAAATTCAACCGTTATTCATGTATCTGCCGGTGATGATGATGATTTTCGATTCCAACGTGGCCCAGATGACAACTTCTATCCTGGTGAGAACATCGGCTACATGTCTTTCGGTAGTGGTAGCAATCGGGAAATCTGGTCCTACAGCTCGCGCGTCAAAATGGGTGAGAACTGGTATCGCTATGTGGTAAAGCAGCGTGGGTGCTTCAATAGTCCTCGTCAGGCGTTCACTGTTAACCCCAACGATCCGATAGAGAATAACGAGACCGTCTCTGAGTTTGTCTACTACCGAGAAGATGTTCGCGATGCCATGCTCATGGCAACCGTTGGCAGGACATTCGATGGTCGCATCCCACCTGATCACTGGACACCCAAAGCCCCAGAGGCGTTGATCGAGACGTGTTCGGTAGGTTCATCACGATTTGATCATTTTGTAGAGATAGAAGAGCCACCCGAGCAGGAAGCCAAGGCATTCTACGAACAATATCTGTTATCAACGATGAGTGATTCGGTGATGCGGATCAATCGCAAGGGCCAGTTGCAACTACAGCCAATTGACCCAGCACCGCCAACGGCATCGCCTGCTGTTGTGTTTGATGAATCCAATATTGACATCGGTTCGCTGTCGCCGCTGAAGATCAAGGAGGACGGCCTTGCCAATCCGATCATAGCGTTGTGGGACTACAACCCGCTATCTGAAGACTTCCAGCACCGCAATATCGAGCGTGATCTGATTGCTGAAGGCATTCACGGCCTATCCGAATCAAAAACTATCGAGTTGCCAGCCTTTCATTCAGGCGCGCACAGTGGCTCACAGGTACGGCAGAAGATATTATCGGCCTCTGAGCGCTACAGCTACCCCACGGCCACGATATCGTTTGATGCGGTCACTAGTATGCGGTGGGTTAACGTGGGCACGCTGGCGCGCCTTACGTGTCCACCGGGTGTTGTTATTGATGATTCGACTGGCGAGGCTGTTGATCTTGATCGTGCGTTCCTGGTTATAGGACGCCGATACAACCCCAGTACCAGAAAGATTCGTTACTTTCTGTGGGGTACATCGGGCAAAGCGATTGAGTTCGCCAATAGCCAGCTGACATCCCACGTACCCGATAGTGAGTTCAAGCGCGGGGCCATCGATCTATCAACGGTTCTGACGATCAACAACGGTGTGCTCTCTGGCATTCATTCGTTGGCACCGGGCAAGTATTATTACGAAGGCGATCTCAGGCTGGCACCGGATTTCTATTGCACCTTTACCCGGCGAGGAACGAAGTTTCAATTGTGTGTATTGGGCGCGTTGACCATTCAATCACCAAACCCCTTTGTGGCCAAGGGTATGGGTATACATCGTGGTGGTAGCGGTGCCCTGTACGGCCAGCGCAAGGCACAGACAGGCGCGGCTGGTTACTTTGGCCGATCCGTGGGTGGCGGTGGCTTTGATCTGACTGTGCAGCACACGCGCGGTCCTATGGTGCAGGAGGACATCCCGATATATACCTTTGCCGGATACAAGGTCACGCCAACGCAGGGTGTAACCAATTCGCCGCCGCAAACTGAAAGCGTGCCGATGTTTGATCTGGCAATGAATGATGGTCAGTTCACCGGCATACCGGCAGACTTATCTGGCAGTGGTGGAGCAGGTGGCGGCCCTATCTGGGAGTACGACTCAGGCCGTACAGGCAAAGCAGCCGAGCCAAACAACGAGCAATTGGGTGCGGCTAACAACCCTCCAGTGCCGTCCGATGAGCACAAGCTAAAGGGTCGTAGTGGGGCCTACGGTGGTATGGGCATTGAGTTCTGGTCGCGTGGCGGTGGCTGGGATGGTGCAGGAGGTATTAATACCTCGGGTGAGGATGCCCAGGCCGGGTTAGGCACCAGTTATGTAGGATTAGCCGCTGCACCTCCAGGGCGCTCGTTTCCAGGTGTGTTTGTTTGGATACAGGATGATCCACGCGAGCCGTTACCCGATATGAGCTCCGCGCGCGTGAGTGCTTTTACGGGCCACGTTCAAGAGGAGGGCGCACGTTCTGGACTAGAACCTTTCTTGCGCCCATCAGGCGTGACAACACCACTGCTGCATGGTTATCACGCACCGCCGCCTCGTCAGAATTTGGCATCCACGGCAGCGCGAGCGATGTACTCGCCGAAACCTGCAAAGCTTGTACGACGCCAGAACACATTTTTTGGATCGCTGGCAATATCTCGGCAGAAAGATGGCCAGATTGAGCTGCAAATAACCAGCAACCCGATCACCAGTAATCCTTCAACGTGGCCATCGGATGGCAACCCGGGGGATATGGGTATCTGGGAGGCTGACAGAGCAGGCACGAGCTTACAGCCGCCCGCGTGGGTGATGAATGATTCCTATGAGTGGGTGCAGATCGACTGGTCAACAGCTGCCAGTGATTACCTCACACTGCTGCTGGTTAATCGTTTGGGTGGCGGCACGATATCCATATTGTCCGATACGCGCCCGGTGGGTTATCCAGCTGGTACGCACTGGCTCAATAGTAGCGATGGCACTGAATGGATCCTGGGTGCCACTGCAGCGCAAGATAAACCCTTCCGAGACCAGGGCGTACCGGTGGGTGATGAGCTTATTGCCAACGGGAACTTTGCAGAAGGCTCGAAGAACTGGATATTTACCCGCAACAGCTCGCTGGCTCCGATCAATGTTTTATCGGTCTTGGCTAATGAGATAGCACAAGCATTCATCACACAAGGGTTGCTGGAGGGTGAGTTTGGCGACCCTGAAAGCGTTGTAATTACTAATCAAAATGTACTACCAGTGGTATCGATGTCAGCCGCATCGACAAGCCCGACCGAGATCACCGTTAACTGGACACAGCAATCCGATACAACCGGTATTGCAGGCGTTGAGGTGCATCTGGATGGTGTTGCCCAAAGTGGCGTATCTGGCAGCTCTCATGTGATCACAGGCCTCTCACCTGTCACCACCTACCAGGTTACGGTCTACAACCGCGGTACCAACGGCAACCTGTCTGGCCCGCAGAGCAAGAACGTCACGACATCTTCTGAAGGATCAACGGGCCAGCTGGGCATTGTCTTCACCAACACCGGCTCACCTCTTACAACACCAGGTAGGCGTGTTGCAGGTTCGGCCTATCAAAATGATTCATCGATCGTTATCGAAGTGGGTCGAACGATCACCTTGACGCTATTCGATGGATCGACCTACACAAGCACGGTCCAAGCTGATGGGGCCTTCGAATTCAACGTGCCCACCACGGCGGATGCGAACCTGAATAAAACCGCTGCTGTGTACACGAACAACGGCAACGACTCCTCCAGGGCGCAAGCCGAGTTTATATACGAGACATGACTCAATTTCGCCTGCCAGATCAAGTTCCTGCCTCGTGGGGTAGAGTTGATCAGAGCGGTGAGGGTGGTACTAAGGCTGCGCGCATCGATGGCTCTGGACTGGATGTCAGAAACTACATGATGCACCGGTTGCTGCTGCCAGCGCCTGCGGATGTGTCCTTGCAGACGCGGATATCAGCAAAGCTCATCGGTATGACTGTTGGCAATCCTGCCTTTGAGGGTGCGGCAGTTCTGCATCGTGGTTTCAGGATGCAGGGCACAGAGCCAAACCTTGAGCTGGATGAACAGGTGTGGTCATCAAACCCAGCAGCCGGTGGGCGTAAGAGTTGGATATCCGGTGATCACTCAGACTTTAGAACGTACAACTTTGTCGAGCCTTTGCCCAAGATCCAGGGTATGGATTATGTCACCTGGGAGCTCGTGGTTAGATCACCGGGGCAGATCATTGTTGATGATGTTCAGTGCCGGCACTACTACGGTAAAGCCTATAACGAATACATAGAGGGCACGCAGCGTTGGAATACCCCTGTGTTTCAGATCCATGTGTTCGACGCCAATTTCAATGGTAAAAACGTGCGCCGGTGGATCAAATCACTGCGCACGCAGGCCATTGAGTGTCGCAAGGGTCAGAACCTGATATTTATGACCGAGGTAGCGGCTTTGGATGGTATCGGCACCCAGTTCACACCGGCAGCTCCAGCAAACCAGCCGTGTTCAGCGACACGTGGTTTTTTGGCAAAGCTGCGGCGATCAGATGACCCTGGTGTCTATGACTACTTTGACCTGTTAACAGATTATACCGGGGAGCAGTACAACCCAGTAAAAGCCGCCGAAACACGATCATTCGTTGCAAGACATAGTTACGATCAATGGGAGCTGTACGGCTTTATAGATCCAAAGCCAGACAATGACGCGAGTAATGTTGGTGTGTTATTCATTGAGCACAAGGACGTCAATGCTGATCTAGTGGTGGCAGACTTTGTAGCGCCCAGCCAATGAGCAATTACTGGCTGTTGGTGCAGGATGACCCACGTGTGGTTCTGGGCAGTGGCTTTGGTTCTGTCTCTCCGGGTGCCGGGGAATATGTCCTGCTGTTCGATACCCGTGAATTGCTCGAGGCGCACGAGGTCACTATCAGACCAAAGGCCTACGAACAGGCACTGGTAGAACTGGTACAGACCGAAAAAAAGAAGTCCGATCAGGCCTACGTTTACAAAACACAATGCGCCGAGCTCTTTTTGACCAATGAGGCCGCCAATGAAGGCGTTGTATCGCCAACAGATCCTGCTGTTATCGACCCACTGCTCTACGAGTGTTTATACGACGAGTATTGGAACACCTACGATTTGATGAGCGATACGCCCTGGGATCTCGCCCGGTCAATTGTAGCGAACTCGAATCGATCAATGGATGAGGCTAATAGGCGGCGCGACAAGTTGCTGCAGCTGGCTGTGATCGAGGCTGATGATCCGGTGATCCCCGATGAGCCGACATAAGCCTCGACCCATTCAACCAGAGGTATAACTCCCATGAATGATGTTAATCGGGCCGCGACATTATCGTGGCTCATGAGTGTGGCCGCCTACGGAAAACTACCTGAAGGGCTGCCAGAGGAGGCGCGGTACTTTGCCGAGACGTTTCTGAGCACGGCCATCAGCCTCATCCCTCAAGAGCCTGACCCCGAAAAGCTTGCTGTGATCACTCAAGGCAAGCTGGAGGGTGAATTCGGTGACTAGAACTACAGGCGTATTCGTTGAAACCAATTCGATCACTGAAATCCCCGATGGCGGCAGCGTCAGAATGGAGGTGTTTGGCGAGAATGATGATCACGTGACTGACACGCCGCTTGCAAGCTGGCCGCTGAGTATCCAAGGCGGGCAGTTTGTGATCGATATCCCCCAAAGCGTCAGTGCAGGCTATCCAGACACATCCAAGTTCAGCCTTGTTGCCACGATGCCAGCTGGACAGATCGTCAGAAAGCTCATTCAGGCGCCGTTGGGAAGCACCCTATTGAAGCGCAAGAGCGCCATTGTTGATCCAAGCGGTACCACGATAAACATCGGTGGTGATTGGGAGGCGGGCGATGCCCCCGTGGCCGCCAACCGATTCGTCAACCCCGCCCAGGGGGATGTTGTAACCAATCGAACGGTTGATTGGGTGTTTGAGACATTGCCCGGCTATTGGATACATGTGCACATATCCAGCACGCCTCAGGAGCCAAACTTAACACGTAAGGACATCGCCGACTTTGATGATTTGGGGTTGGATAAGCGCACTTTGACACACACAGACACCGGACCACCAGGTCCGCGTTACGGGCGCATGTATTTCTGGAATTACGCGGAGTCGCAACTCACGGTAGATGCGCTGACCAATGGCAACTACGTCGAGTTTGAGTATTCGGTCACTTAGAGGGCGCACACCATGACATTAGGCGTATCAGGCACACGCGGTGATGCCACAACGATTGATGTGGCAGGCGCTGTATCCAGGGCAATCAGCGGCCAAAGCTACAGCGAACTTTACTCAGGCACAGAAGAGGAGGGCATTGCAAACGGCGCTCTAGTGGCTGTGGGTGCACTAAGTGTGAATGTCTACCGTAAGGCATCGATATCGACCCAGCCCTCACTGATATCGCCTCTGTCTGGCTCTCAGCTCACAGGATCAAGCGTCACGCTCATCTGGAGCCATGGTGCGAATGACAACGCCCGACAGTACGACGTTCATCTGAGCACTCAGCCCCAGCCATCCGATGACTCGAGCCTAGGCAATGACGTGGCGGATTCTGAGGGCATTGGCAACACGGATCGCGTCACGTTCAACTTCATCGGAACCCAGGGCAGATTGCTCTACGGGCGTATTCGCTATAGCGATGATGGCTGGGTCAACCAGGGCACGACCACGGTTGCCGATGGCGAGTACGTCGATTTCATCTTGATAGAGGCGGACATTGCGCAGACGGGCAACATCCACGAGCTAGTCGGCTACGACATTGTTGCAAAGTACCTCTCCTATTCACCACCTGTGATCAATCACACGCCGGATGAGACGTTTACCAGCATCTCTGCGTTAAAGGCGAAGCTTGATAGCAAGGTCAATCATTCAGTAGGTGGCAGGTCGGCTGTGTATTGGCTTGCCGCTGGTTCTTCACACACGATCAGCAGTCAGATCGAGCCTCGTGTTACCAACTGCATTATCTCAACCGACCCCAATAACCCAGCAACAATCAACGGTGGCGGGAGCAGGACGGGTACAACAGGTTCTAACTTTGGTTTCCTACTCGACAATTGTACTAACACAGAAGTCAGCAATTTCAACATCACGGGCATGCGTTACCACGGCGTGGCGGTGGGGCGTGAGGACAATGAGCCTGGTGGGTTAAACAACCGGGTTCTCAATTGCGTGATCACGAACTGCGGCACCTCCGGTGTTGCGGTGCGCAATCAAGCAAACGATACGCTGCTCGAAGGGCTCCGCATCAGCGCCATTGGATCTGGTGACACGCTTGGTGAGGGCATCTATCTCGGTTTTGGTAATGATAAAAACAATGGAAATCTATCCAACCACGTATTTAATACGACGATTCGCGGTTGCGAGATATTCGATACCAATGCCGAAGCGATTGATATAAAGCGGCACAGTCGCAGCGTGCTGATCGAGTTCTGCCATCTGCATGATATCAGCGTGAAATCTCAAGGGGCGATCACCGTGTTGCTCTCGATGGGTAACGGGTACACCACAAACTACGATGCGAACGTGCGAATCCGCTCATGTTTCATTGATGGTGTCACCACACGAGAGTTTAATGGCGATGGCATTGTGGCAGCCCTGGGCAGCACAATCATCGAAGACTGCATCATCAACAATGTGGCAGGCAATGGCATCTCGTTTTACTCGGATTTTGATGGTCCTAACAAGGATGGCATTGCACGCAATAACATCATTTGGGATTTCGGTGGTGTGGCGATAGAGGAGAACCAAACCAATGGTAATGGTTCCAGCACAGCAAACGGCACCATCACACGTTCAAAAAACTACGTTGAATCAGGCTCGGTAGCCAGTGAGACGACAACACCGCAGTTCTTAGGGCCTTTCCCGGCCGCCAGCGTCAACGCCTTCAGTCCGAGCGGTGACGGCGTTGTCGTGGAGCCTGGCACTGGTGATACATTGACTGCGACACTGGGTAGTCAGGATCTCACGGAGACGACGGCCAAAATTCGCTGGACACCCTCTGTGCCAGCCACAGGGCAGATATTCTTTGGCACCTCTGCTGATAACTTGAATCGGTCCTCAGTGCTGGAGTCCTCCTACCTGAGTGCTCACTCGCAAACGATCCCTAACAACCCGCCGACGCCGCTTCTGGATGCTGCCACCACGTACTTTTTCGAGGTGCGTGGGCAAGATGCCAATGGAGAAACCTACACGCAGCCAGGAACGTTCACCACGCCAGGCTCGGCAACTGATGCTATAGCGGTTAACAGTAATCGCGGTACAACTGGATCCACATCCCTTTCACATAACCTTTCAGATAACGACACACCGTCCGCCACAGGGGTGACAACGTACGTCCTGGAGGGTACTGCTACCAATGTGGTTGTGGACTCGCTGAACGCCACCACGGGCGCCTACACGGGCACGGTGCAGGCTGATGGCAGTTGGTCATTCAGATACAACATGCTGCTCGACGGGGTCATTGTCAGCACGGCATTCGAATCGGGTGTTTATAGCTCCACGCCTATAGTAGCGCTCTATGTGGATGAAAATACCGGCAGCGACTCGAATTCAGGCACCCAATCAAACCCTTACCGGACCATCAGCAAGGGGATTGCCGAGGCCACAACGGGTGATACTGTCTATGTCCGCGCCGGCAATTATGGTGATCAACCGTTCAATCTGAACAAGAACATCATCATCGAGGGCTGGAAAGACAGCCCAGGTGATCGGCCAACTTTGGCCTTATTCAATGATGCAGATTTCACCATTGACTCAGCCCTAATACCAGTCATCGACAAGGGTTTCCGGAACAACAACAACACAGGTATCACCGTATCCGCACCAGGTGCAACCGTGATCTCATTTGCTGTGCGCCAGTACAAAGAATGTTTTTACATGACGGGTGACAACACGCATGCAAAGAACATCTATGCCGCTGATTCTAGTCGATTGGATACCGGAGACTATTCGGGCAAGGGTATCCACACCAGGCCAGGGGCAGATGGTTGCACACTGGACAATGTGCGTGCCAGGAACGTCTCTGCTGAGTCCCTGGGCGTGTACGGGTCCAATGGTACTTGGAGCAACTTCTCGGCCTATTGCAACACACAGGCCAATGGCATACGTGATGTGACCCAGTATTACCTAATTGTTGTGGGCAATAACAACAACATGAGCAATTTGGTGCTCAGGCGTGAGTATGGCATCACGCGGCATGGCGGTCACCTGGCGTTCAAGTCCGACCCGCAGGGCAACACACTCGATGGCTTTCACAACATCAACATCGACAACGCTGTGCAGCTGCGTCATCAGGAAGCGCGATTCAATACGATTCGCAACGGGGTGATTGACGGCGGTTTAGGTATCTGCTGCCGCGATGGCGGTCGAGACAACAACATCGAGGATATTGTATTCAACAATGTTCGATACCCGATCTGGTTCCATGATGGTACAGAGGATGAGCCAAACAATACGGGGTTTAGTGGAGCTAACAACACATTCCGACGCCTTGTGATCAACAACGCATCGAACGCTGTGATTCTGACCAATGGGCTTGCTGCTGGAGTGCGGGACATCAGCGGCAATACCTTTGACGATATCACTGTCAACGGTGCAGCTGCGTTTGTTGAAATCGACGGCGGCGATCTGTTACCCAACAACATCTTCACCAATGTCACGCTGAACAACGTGTCAACCAAAATCTCCAGCGGCTCATCTCGTCCTGGTGGCTATCAGCTGGACAGTGGCTCCACAGCGGGCATCACGGTCAATCCGTCGAACTTCTCGCTGCCCTAGCGCCGCATGACTGGGGTATGTGTTCAGTTCAAAATATTGTCTTTAAAAAGGGCACTAGTTCAACCTAGTCGTCCTGTCCATAGGCGTGTACCGACGCCTCGTTTTAACCTTCTGCCTAATCTATGGGGCGCTATTCCATCTACCGTATCCCTCGTATCAAGGGGTAACACCTTCTCAGGCCATGCAAACACGGGAAGCGCTCTCGCTATCTCGTTAGGCTATATCGTTACGCAGTCTCACCGAACGAAGTCTGGACAGGCTGATTACCACTCGCGTAGTGTCGGCCCTTGTTAAAAACAACATCTATTCTCCTGTGTGGGGTCTGTGTTCAATTCAAAATTAGTGGCCTACTGATTAACGGCTGGCCTGCCGCCCGGCTTTCTCATTTGTACTCACGCGGATAACGAATCAGCTTCGTTGCTGGGTCGGTTCCCAGCCTTGGTATCAGTGCTGTCTCTCCAGCTGTCACGTCCGCGAATACTGGCAGTCACACTTGCACCACCGTATCGCTGTCATAAGTATAAGCATCCGACGTTCTAACTCTAGGCCCGCTTCGACTCGGGGCAATTGCATAGCGGCCTTCTGCAATCACGCGCACGTTTTATTTGAGGGCCATAAGTTGGCCAGCTACCGCGTCCGAACATCTACAAATTACCACGGCTTTATCCTAGAGTCAATGTAAACCTGCAATTCTTCAATGTGGTATGCTTCATCACATGACTACGACTAGCCGCATATGACGAAGAAAACGACCACAGAAGACGATTTCACGCTTGTTGGGTATGCAAGGGTCTCCACTGTCGATCAGTCCGTGCAGATGCAGATAGACGCGCTACTGAAGTACGGTGTTGAAGAACACAACATCTACAGTGAGAGCATGTCCGGCGTGAAAAAGAATCGGCCCAAGTTGGAAGCTGCAATGCGCCAGCTACGTGAGGGCGACACGCTGGTTGTGTGGAAGCTGGATCGTGTTGCACGTTCGATCAATAACTTGCTTGAAATAATGAAAGACCTGGAGGATCGCGGTATCAAGTTTCGCTCTATCACTGAAGGCGTAGAGACAGAGACACCGACCGGCAAAATGATACTTGTGGTAATGGGTGCGCTTGCTCAATTTGAGCGTGATCTGATTGTTGAGCGCACACGCGCAGGTGTAAAGGCAGCGCAGGAGAGAGGTGTTCAGTTCGGTGCAAAGCACAAGCTGATGCCCTCGGAAATGCCGAAAGTATGGAAGGCAGTAAACGAACAGGGTAAGACGATGAAGAGCCAAGCCGAGAAGTACGGTGTGGTCCCTGCAACAATCAAACGGCGACTTGATGAATATGAGAAGTCGCTGATAGCCAACAAGAAATAAAGGAGCATTAAAAAAATGAGTCGATACGCTCAAAACACAGATGTTCCAAGTGATAGAAGTCGCGCAGAAATCGAGAAAACGCTGTCACGCTATGGCGCGTCCAGCTTTATGTATGGCTGGCAGTCTGGCGCGGCATTGGTTGCGTTTGAGATGTCTGGCAGGCGCATCAAGTTTCATCTGCCGTTGCCGGACAAAGATCAATTTGGTAAAACAGATACAGGTCGTGAACGCGCATCGAATCAGATTGAAAAAGCGTATGAGCAGGCAGTTAAGCAGCGATGGCGTGCATTGGCACTAGTGATCAAGGCCAAGCTCGAAGCTGTTGAAACAGGTATCACTCAGTTTGAAGAGGAGTTCATGGCGCATATTGTTTTGCCCAACGGCTCAACTGTCGGTGAATTTATGGTTCCGCAAATTGCCAGTGCATACGAATCGGGCAGAATGCCGCCGATGCTGCCTGCACCAACTGAACATTGAGGAGAATTCATGAGTCACTGTCATGGATGCGCGCATTCTGCACCTGAAATGCGACTATGCCCCGAAGGGATTCATTATTGTGATCGTTGCGGTGAAGTTTATTGTGACGATTGCTTGCCTGAAGCAGTCGTTTCACTTCCGGGCGATGTGAATACATGTAGCGCGTGCTATGAAGATGATCACAAGCACACCGTAAAGGAGAATATAGAGCAATGAATATCGCGGGAAAAACGCTGGAAGAATGGACAGAGCTTGCACGTCGTGATGACTGCTTCGATAAAATGGTACCCAGTGATTTAAGGGTGATATTGGGCAGAATATCAGACCTAGAGTCTGCCTTGAAGGACTCGCATTTTGGCGACCGTTTCAATAGCAACTGTGTAGGCGCGCTTATGGAAAGCTGTAGCTACCAAGAATTCAGTCTGCGTAGAGATCAGGCGTCTAGGCAAACGATTGAGCCACACCCATTACTCGCAAAGGAGAAGTCACAGTATGACTCTTCTGCACCTAGCTACTAAAGCCGTTGCACTTGCCACGCAGCACCCTTGCCTGACTCATGGGCACATATGGGAGTTCGAGGGCGGCAGGCAGTGTCCAGTCTGCGGTGACACTCCAGAGTGCTCACAGTCAGTATTCAAGTGCAGGCGTTGTGGCCAGTATGACTACGGAGAGAAAGGCGGTCCTGGCTACGCTGAGACCTTAGAGACACACAACATTGAGGAGAAAATTACGTCGTGCAGTTGATCGTTCTACAGTACAGCGATTGGTGTATGGGCAAGCCATTGTTCAACAGTATATGCACTGCAAGCAACTCGCAGCCTCTCCAGCGATAAGTCAAGAAGCTAAAGTAAGAAAAGCTTTTGCGCTGAGTCAAGCGTACGAATCCGCACCATTGCGAGCGGCATTGTTGACTGACAAATATTTACTGACAATGGAGCAATAGCATGTCACAACCACACGGCGACAATGCCCTGAAAGAAACAGCGGCCATGACAGACATTGTTTCTGCATTACAAGGTCTCGACCCTGAAAGTGTTCGGCGTGTACTCGCATGGGCAGTTGATGTGTTTGTCTCACAGCCAGATACAAAGGAGGATTCTTGATTGGTGAGCACCGTTACGGATTCAGCCTAGCGAACTGGAACGGGAGGTAGCGCAAACCTCTGATCCGTTAAATGACCGCGAAATTCCTCGTTATCGGCCAGCCAAACGGTGCGGAAACGGTAACGGTGCTCACTAATCAAATATCTAAAAAGGAGAGCTAAAACCACTAGACAACGGCAGGCCCGAACCGCAGCACAACACCATCGAACACGGCGAATCCTAGACAACGAAACCATCGGAAACGTTGATCTGCCGCCATTGTCAACCAGTCTTTTAATCAGGTGGTCGCTGGTTCGAACCCAGCACGCCCCACCATTGAAATTCTCCCGTTATCCAGACTTGCCTGCTGGCAGGCTCTTTGCTGACCAC